TCATCAAATGTATTTTAATGAAAATAATGGTATGATGGTAAAAAATAAAGATTTGGAAGCTGATTCTCTAATTGTAAAACAATTAATTAAAGATATAAATGACCTAAAATGGCCCATTACAAAAGTTACAAAGGCAGATATTGAAGATTTACATTTTAAACAATGTAGAGAAGAAGCCCTTAATAGAGACAAATTATTAGAAATAACAGAAAGAATACAAATTAATGGTGGGCAGACCAACAATTGTCAACCTTTAATTGTTCTGGAAGATAGAAATGGTAGTGATTTGGGTGTAAATGGATTTCATACTTTTAATGCATTTATGAATGCAAAAAACGCAACACAAATTGATGTTATTTATGTTCCAAAAAAATACCATAAAAATATTCCTGATAGTTTCTTAAATGAAATAGGAAATACTTTTAATAAAAAAGATACATTTGTATCAACAAAAATTTCTCAAAAAGACGCATTAAAAGAAATGTTGGATAAACATTATTCTGGTTATAAATTAAATGATGATTATGTTAGACAACAATGTATTTTAGAATATAATTTTACACCAAGAGAGGCTGGGTTAATAGTTTCAAAATTTAATAAACAAAAAAAGATTGATGTAAAAAACAAGCAAATGAATCAAACTTATGTTACACCAAGTCAATCTTCAAAAAATAAAGAAAAAGAAAAATATAAAAAATTATATCCAAATAAAACAATTACCGTTCAATCATCCGATACATATGGTTTGGATAGAGCTTTAAAACCTGCCAAAACACAAAATAGTAGAGATATATTAGTTATTGTTCATCATAAAAATTCTATTGACGAAGAAAAATGGAATAAAACGGAACACCAAGAATGGATTGATTTATTGGATTATACCAATTCTGACATCAAAATTGAGTACAAATCAATATCAGGTTGGAGTACCGATATATTATCAAAATAGATTTGGTAATGTGAAAAAAAAGTCGTATATTTATAGTAATAAAAGATGAAAAAGTTATATTTAGATATAGGAATATCGCGATATAAACCTCAACTTTAAAAACAAATTTTAAACCTTAAAAACAAAAAAACAATGGACATTTCATTGGCTCTAAAGAGATTTAGCTCTTTACAAAACAACACTAAAAAGTCGGATTCAATTTTCAAACCGGCAAACGGAAAATCTCAAGTGAGAATCGTTCCTTACAAGTTCAACAAAGACATTCCTTTCATTGAACTTTACTTTCATTACAACATTAACAACAAGACTTATTTAAGTCCAATGTCATTTGGTAGACCTGACCCTATCGTTGAGTTTGCAGAAAAACTTAAGAGAACAGGTGATACCGATGATTGGAAAGCAGGTAAGAAAATGGAACCAAAGTTAAGAACTTTCGTACCAGTTATCGTAAGAGGTAAAGAATCAGAAGGAGTAAAATTCTGGGGATTCGGTAAGACAGTTTATCAAGATATCTTAGGATATATTGCTGACCCTGATTACGGAGATATTACAGACCCAAACACAGGTAGAGATATCGTATTGGAAGTAATGTCAGCAGAGGAATCTAACGCATCTTATCCAACAACAACAATCAGAGTTAAACCTGCAGTTTCTAAATTAGCAGATTCTCCGGAAACTATCCAACAATTGTTAGATGGTCAAAAAGAAATTACTGAATTATATCAGGAATTATCTTACGCAGAATTAAAGTCAGTTTTAGAAAATTGGTTAAATCCATCAGCAGCAGTTGGAAGTGATGATATCATTGAGGAATTAGAAGCACCAAAACCAAAAGCAGTAACACCAAAACAATCCGATATTTCGGTTGACTTAGGTGGAACATCTGACATTAGTGGTGACTTACCTTGGGAAAAGGAAGAAGCTCCTAAACAAAAGGATGATGTAGCATCAGCATTTGATGATTTATTTAACAATTAATAAAAGGTTACAATGGCCAAAAGAGAAGAGGATTTAGCAAGTATTCTTGCTGATTCATTAAACAAACAAAATAAGGATGGTAAGATTGCCTACTTTCTAAATGATGAAGGTGGTGATGCTCCTACCAATGTTAAAGATTGGATTTCAACTGGTAATGCTATGTTGGATGTTGCAATCTCTAATAGACCTTATGGTGGCTTCCCTGTTGGACGTATTAGTGAGATTACGGGTTTAGAGCAAAGTGGAAAATCTTTGCTCTCCGCCCATCTCCTTGCTGAAACACAACGTAAAGGTGGAGTGGCCGTATTGATTGATACCGAAACTGCCGTAAGTAGAGAATACTTAGAAGCAATCGGAGTAGATATTTCAAAGTTATTATATGTTTCAGTTGATACTGTTGAAGGTATTTTTGAAGCATGTGAAACAATTATTGAAAAGGTTAGAACAGGAGACAAAGATAGATTAGTTACAATCGTAGTCGATTCAGTAGCAGCTGCATCATCTAAGAAAGAGATGGAAGCCGATTACGACAAAGATGGTTACGCAACTGACAAAGCTATTATTATTTCCAAAGCAATGAGAAAGATTACTAATATGATTGGTCGTCAGTCAATTGCACTCGTATTCACAAACCAATTAAGACAAAAGATGAACGCAATGTTTGGTGACCCGTGGACAACATCGGGTGGTAAGGCATTAGCATTTCATAGTTCAGTTAGATTGAGATTGAAGAATATGGGACAATTGAAACAAGGTGACAGAATCGTAGGTATCAAAGTTCGTTGTCAGGTTATTAAAAATAGAATGGGCCCACCATTGAGACATGCAGATTTTGATATTTTCTTTGACAGAGGTATTGATAATTTCGGTGGTTGGTTAGCAGTTATGAAAGATGCTAAAATCCTTAAGCAAGCAGGAGCTTGGTACGAATATGTTGATATTGATTCGGGAGAAGTTATGAAGTTTCAATCTAAAGATTTTGCAAAACTCTTACAAGATGAGAAACTTAAAGACCAAATCTATATTAGGATTTGTGAGGCAACAATATTATTATATAAGAACAATTCCAATTCGGATGAAGTTGAAGTAACAACGGACGAAGCAAATGAGTCAGATTAGTAAAAAGTATTTAGATATACTAAAAGAAATAGATGAAGAACATAAAGGATTTGGAGATTTGCAACGCAACTCTAAAACTTTAGTAATTGATGGTCTTAATACCTTCATTCGTTCTTGGTCAACCGCTCCGAATCTTAATGATAACGGAGACCATATTGGAGGCATAGTCGGTACTTTAAAAAGTATCGGCTTTGCAATCCGTACAATTAACCCCACAAGAGTTGTCGTTGTATTTGACGGCAAAGGTGGTTCACAAAGTAGAAAAGACATATATTCTGGTTACAAATCGGAAAGAGGTAAGAACAAAATCAAAATGAGATTAAATCGTGCCGCATCCGTAGAAATGAACCCAGAGGAAGAAGGTGTATCAATGAGACGCCAAATGACTGCATTGGGTGAATTACTTTCATCATTACCTGTTTCCATTATGATTTATGATGGTATTGAGGCAGACGATGTTATGGCTTACATTGCCACAACCCTACGACAAGAAAACGAAAAGGTTGTGATAATGAGTACGGATAAGGATTTCCTTCAATTGGTAAATAAAGATGTGAGTGTATATTCTCCATCTAAAAAGAAAGTTTACAATGTTCCAGAAGTAGTAGAGGAATTTGGTATTCATCCACATAATTTTATTAATTTCAGAATGATTGACGGAGATAAATCCGACAATGTAGAAGGTATTAGTGGATTGGGTGTTAAATCAATTATGAAAGCATTTCCAATGTTATCGGAACACCAATTAGTTGATACTACCGATATGGTTAATTATGTAAACACATTAACAAAAAAATCAAAAGCACACGAATTATTCTTAGATAATTTGGAAATTTGCGAAAGAAATCGTAAATTGATGCAGTTAGCAGAACCAACATTTAGTGGTAATCTCCGTATGAAAATTATGGATAGATACAACGAACCTACTACCAAATTTGACAAACAAACTTTCTTAAAGTATGGTTTGAAAAATAGAGTATTAGAAGGTTTCCCAAATGTGTTGGACTGGTTACAATCAACATTTTCACATATAGCAAAATTTTAAAAACAAAAAGTTATGGCAACAGACAAATTAGCAAAACCATTAGGAGATAGAGTTCTTTTAACGGAATTAGAAGGAGAAGCTTCACAAACCGCCGGTGGTATCATTATCCCAGATAGTGCAAAATCGGAAGATGTAAAAAGAGCAAGAGTAGATGCGGTTGGTGATGGTTTATTCACACAATCAGGTATCGCAATTCCAATGAGTGTAAAAGTAGGTGACGAAGTAATCCTTCCACCATATCATCAAGGAGTAGAAATTAAAGTAGGTGGCAACAAATACATCTTACTTAGAGAATCAGAATTATTAATGGTTATTAGATAACATAAAAACATGGAGGTCAACAATGAAGTGTCTTAAAAGTAGTAAAACAGGAAACATTATTAGAGTAAGCGATAGAGAAGCTTACAACGCAACAAGTGAATGGAAATTTATTCCAAAATCAGAGTGGAAAGCTGCAACAAGAAAAGTAAAAGTACAAACCGATAAAACCGAAGCATAATGCAAGAAGTAGATACACTAGTCAAATATGGCCAGGGTTATCAATCTAAAGTTGTAGCTGCACTTATCACGGATGTAAAATTTTTAGAACAAGTTGGTGAAATTACTAAACCTGCATTTTTTGAATCTCAAGCAAACCAATGGATTATAGGTGAAGTCCAACATTACTTTGATGAATATAGAACAGTTCCGACAATGGAAGTGTTTAAGATTAAAGTTGGTGGAATAGAGGACAAAGGATTGAAATTAACTGTAGTAGAACAATTGAAGAATGTTTACTTACAGGTTGGTGCAGAGGATATGCCTTATGTAAAAAAGGAGTATCTAACATTTTGTAAAAATCAAAAAGTTAAAGAAGCTCTATTCAAATCAGTAGACTTACTCAAAAACGGACAATACGAACAAATTATAGATACAATGATGAAGGCATCCAAGGTGGGTGTTGAATCTGATTTAGGTTTGGATTTTATTGAAGATTTTGAAACTATATTAGAGAATGTCAAAAGAGATTCTTGTCCTACGGGTTGGTCAGTAATAGATGAACTTATGGATGGTGGTTTAGGTCCCGGTGAATTGGGTGTAGTAATGGCTCCATCGGGTATCGGTAAAAGTTGGTTCTTATCTAAAATAGCATGTTCTGCTTTGGAAAAGGGTATTGATGTATTACATTATACTTTGGAATTATCAGAAAGTTATGTAGGTCAAAGATATATCACAATCTTAACAGGTATTCCAACAACCGACCAAAAGGAAAGAAAGGATGAAATTATCAGAAAGGTAAAGCAAGTTCCAGGTAGAGTTCGTATTAAGTATTATCCACCACAATTTGCATCTGCTAAAACAATTGCAGCTCACATTGAAAAGATAAAACAAACCGGATTCAAACCAAAACTTATCATTATTGACTACGCAGATTTATTAAAGAGTGGAAATGGTAACAGGGATGGTCTTTATGCTGAATTAGGTGGGATATATGAGGAGTTAAGAGGTTTGAGTGGTGAAACACTTATCCCGATTTGGACAGCAACACAGACCAATAGAGCAGCAATAGACCACGAAGTTATTGGAGCAGATTCGGTAGGTGATTCATATAAGAAAGTTCAAACCGCAGATTTCATTATGTCGGTGAGCAGAAAGACCAAAGATAAGTTATCAAACACAGGTCGTATTCACATTGTCAAAAATAGATTTGGCCCGGATGGTTTAACATTCCCTGCAAAAATCGACACCTTTACAGGTACAATGGATGTGTTTGCAGCAACATCGGTAGATGGTATGGCATCAACCAGAGATAGTAAAAGTGGTGAAGGATTAGAGAAAAAACTCCTACATAAAAAGTATGTGGAGAATATGGGATAAGTATTAAAAAATTAAAAAAAGTGTTAATAAATATTTTTGAAAAAAACCTAAAATTAACTAAAGAAAATGGAGTATAACAGTAATGTAGTCCATATATATCTTTACATTTCCCACTTTTTAGGGAAAAATATTTACTAACTAAAATTAAAAATTTACAAACAAAATGGACATTTCAAACAAAATCCTATCGGAAATTACGGTGTATATGAAGTACGCAAAGTACAGACCGGAATTACAAAGAAGAGAAACGTGGGAAGAATTGGTTACAAGAAATATGGAAATGCATATTAAAAAGTATCCACAATTAGAACAAGAGATTAGAGATAACTACAAATTCGTATATGATAAGAAGTGTTTACCTTCAATGCGTTCAATGCAGTTCGCAGGTAAACCAATTGAAATGTCACCAAATAGAATTTACAATTGTGCATTCGCACCGATTGATGATTGGAGAGTATTTTCTGAAATTATGTTTTTACTATTAGGTGGAACGGGTGTAGGTTATTCAGTTCAAAAACATCATGTTGATGCTTTACCTGAAATTAGAAAACCAAATGCAGACAAAACTCGTAGATTTCTTATTGGAGATAGTATTGAAGGATGGGCAGATAGTATTTCAGTATTAGTTAAAGCATATTTCTTTGGTGGAAGTAAACCACAATTTGACTTTAGAGATATTAGAGCAAAAGGTGCACGATTAATTACAAGTGGTGGTAAAGCACCAGGACCTCAACCACTAAAAGAGTGTCTTATCAAATTAGAAGGTATATTAGATGCTAAAAAAGATGGTGATAAATTATCTCCATTGGAAGTACATGATATGGTTTGTCATATTGCAGATGCAGTATTGGCAGGTGGTATTAGAAGAGCTGCATTAATTTCTTTGTTCTCTGCAAATGACGAACAAATGATTAGTTGTAAGAGTGGTGCATGGTGGGAAACGAATCCACAAAGAGGTCGTTCAAACAATTCAGCAGTATTAATGAGACATAAGATTACAAAGGAATATTTCTTAGACCTTTGGAAAAGAATTGAAGCAAGTGGAGCAGGTGAGCCTGGTATTTACTTATCAAATGATAAAGATTGGGGAACCAACCCATGTTGTGAGATTGCATTAAGACCTTTTCAATTCTGTAATTTATGTGAGGTGAATGTGAGTGATGTAGTAGACCAAGACGATTTGAATGCAAGAGTAAAAGCAGCATCATTCATTGGAACATTACAAGCAGGTTATACCGATTTCCATTACCTTCGTCCAATCTGGCAAAGAACAACTGAAAAGGACGCACTTATTGGTGTATCTATGACAGGTATCGGAAGTGGTGCAGTTTTGAAAATGGATATGAAAGAAGCAGCAAAGGTTGTAAAGATAGAAAATAAAAGGTTAGCAGAAGTAATGAATATTAACCCATCTGCAAGAACTACAACTGTTAAACCTGCAGGAACAACATCATTGACATTAGGAACCAGTTCAGGTATTCACGCTTGGCATAATGACTACTATATTCGTAGAGTAAGAGTAGGTAAGAACGAAGCAATTTATTCTCACTTATTAGTAAATCATCCGGAATTAGTAGAAGATGAATATTTTAGACCACATGATACGGCAGTAATTGGTATTCCACAAAAAGCCCCATCGGATGCAATCTTTAGAACTGAATCTCCAATTCAATTATTAGAGAGAGTTAAGAAAGTACATGGTGAGTGGATTAAACCAGGACATAGAACAGGAAACAATTCACACAATGTATCTGCAACAATATCTATAAGAGAACACGAATGGAAAGCAGTTGGTGAATGGATGTGGGATAATAAAGAATATTACAACGGACTTTCAGTATTACCTTACGATGGTGGAACTTACATTCAAGCACCATTCGAAGATTGTACAAAAGAGAAGTACGAAGAATTAATGAAAACACTTACTGAAGTAGACTTAAGCAAGGTTATTGAAATCGAAGATAATACAGATTTATCAGGTGAGGTAGCTTGTGCAGGAGGTGCTTGTGAAGTTAAATAAAGATGATAAGGAATTATATTATTTGGAAAATGGTAAAGTGGTGTTCACTCCTGAGTATCACCTTCAACGAGGTGATTGCTGTGGGAGTGGGTGCCGCCATTGTCCTTATATTCCAGTAGGTATAAAAGGAAATAAAAATACAAAACAAAAACAAAATGGTAACAGTTAAAAAATTCTCAGCAGTATGGTGTGGCCCTTGTAGAGCGTTAACACCGGTGATGAACGAAATCAAAGGTAATTTCTCAAATGTAAAGTTTGAAGAATATGATATTGATGAATATAGTGATATAACGGAAGAATACGGAGTTCGTTCAGTTCCAACAGTTATAATCGTAAAAGATGGTATTGAATTACAAAGATTTACAGGACTTTCTTCAAAAATGGCATATGTAAACGCAATCAATGAGGCAGTAAAGTAAATTTGGTAAAGTGGGAAAAATAGGTTATATTAGATACATGTTAAGAGGTGAAGCACATCCAATGCACAAATTGACAGAAGTGCAGATATTGGAAATTAGAGAACTATACAAAATAGGTCATAGAAATATTAATGTAATAGCTAGGAACTATAAAGTATCACCTGCAAACATTAAAAAAATAGTTACAAACGAAACGTGGAAACACATGGTTAAATGGCCATATGAAAGTACAAGATAAGTTATATTGTGATACTTCCAAATTTAGTGTAAGGTTAATAGAAAAGTCAGTTGCAAAGAATATAATAGTAAAACATCATTATTCAAAACAATGGACAAAAGTTAGTTACGCATTAGGTTTGTTCTATGAAAACGAAACCGAACATAAATTCTTTGGTGGAGTAAATCAGGAACTAATTGGAGTGATTTGTTATGGTGACCCGATTGGTAGACATTGTGGAGCATCTATAAGTGAAACATTGGATAGAACGGAAGTGATGGAGTTGGTAAGACTTTTTGTATTTGACGGATATGGTTGTAACATTGAAAGTTGGTTTGTCGGAAAGTCTTTTGAATGGTTAAAAGAAAACGCAAAACAAATAAGAGCATTGATATCATACTCCGACCCTGTACAAGGACACAAAGGACAAATATATCAGGCAACAAATTGGTTATATCAAGGAACAAGTATTAGACCCAACGACACATGGGCTTTTCGTTTTGAAGAAGGTGGTAAATGGATACATGGTAGAACTATGGCACCTTATTGGGGAACAACCTCACCTTTCAAATTACAAGAACTTATTGATAAACCATTTTGGGTAAAAAGGGAACCAAAGAAACATAGGTATATCTACATTTTGGGCAAGGATAAAAAAGATAAAAAGGAATTGTTGAAAAGAATAAAACATCCACTATATTCATATCCAAAAACATTAGAGGAATATACCGAAGAAATATTAAAATTAGAACCAATTGAAAGAGTTAAATAAGTTATATTGTGATACAAGTAGAGTATCAATTAGAGAAATCAGTTCGGCAGTTGCGAAAGAGATTATAGTTAAGAAACACTATACGCACGCATGGACGGCTTGTAGATACGCATTGGGAATATTTTATAGAACGGATGAGTCAAACGCAGTTGGTGATAATCATAAACTTATAGGATGTTTAGTTTATGGTTTTCCAGTAGGAGCTAGAGCATCAACATCAGTTTGTGAAGGTTTAACCAAAGATAACATTTTAGAATTGACAAGATTGTATTGTGATGATGGGTATGGTTCAAATATTGAGTCGTATGCATTAGGACAATCATTCAAATGGTTTAGAGAGAACGATAAAGCAATCAAAGTTTTAATATCATACGCAGATAACGGACAAGAACATTTAGGAGGAATTTATCAGGCAACCAATTGGATTTACCAAGGAATGAATACTGATATTGCATTAATGCCAAATTACGGAATATCACTATCAAACGACCCTTACAAATGGATACATAGTAGAACAGTTTTCTCAATGTGGGGTAGTGGTAATTTGGAAGCATTGAGAGCAGCAATTGGAAAGGATGGGTATAAAGAGTTTTGGAGAAGGGAAGAACCGCCAAAACATAGATACATACAAATCATAGGTGAGGACAAAAAGGAAAAGAAAGACTTAAAAAAGAGATTAAAACACGAAATTAGACCTTATCCAAAAAATACACAGGAATTTAATAAGGCAATCCAACAACACACTACAATAGAACCTGAAACTGACATTAAGACAAAGTTTTGGTAATATCAAATAATTTTCGTATCTTACATTTACAGTGGAGCCACCACCATAAAAACTGACACCGCAAATATGAACAAATTTTGGGACACAGGCAACGAACAAAAAAAAACAGACACATTTGATTTTGAAAGAAACAAAAGAGAATTACTTGAAAATTTAGACTATCTAATGGGTATGTCAGTACAAGAACAAACCCTTTATAAAAAGTGGGTAGAATGGAATCAGGACTTACATGGTAGTATGAAATTACTTCCTGCACTTCATCAACAATATGATAAGATTTGGGAACCTAATAATATTTTAGACAAAGAAGGTACTATTAAAGAAATAGAAGAATTAGAGCCATTTGTTGAGTTGGTAGAAGATGGAGAGGCAACACGTTGGACACACGTTAGAAAACTAATAAGTTCAATGGAGTTCAGTGCAAATCCAGGTCGTAATGTTAAAGCATTTGTAAAAGATAGAAAGACAAACAAAATATTGGGTGTTATTTCATTGGGTTCAGATATTACAAGTTTAGGAGTTAGAGATAATTTTATAGGTTGGAAAAAAGAAGATAAGTTTACAAATGGTAAATTAAATAACACTACCATCGGAACATCTATTATAGCAACACAACCATTAGGATATAATTTCTTAGGTGGTAAATTACTTGCAGCATTAACTACATCTCCTGTTTTTAGAAAGCAGTGGAAAGATAAATACAATAATACTTTAATAGCAGTCGGAACTACGGCCTTATATGGTGCAAGTTCTCAATATAATGCAATTCCACATTTTAAAACATTAGGTGAAAGTAAAGGTTTGATTAATATTAAACCCGATGATAAATACTATGACATTTGGCATCAGTATGTTAAAAATTTAGACCCTGTTTGGTATGATAAAGCAATCAATGCAACAGGTCCAAAACAAAATGTATTGATGAGAGTATTTAAAGAAATTGGTATTAAAGCATCTTTATACAATCACGGATTTAAGAGAGGAGTATATTTTGCTCAAATGTACGAAAATGGCAATGACTTTTTATGTTCTAAAATTACAGAAGATAAATTGATAATGAAACCTAAATTTGAACAAGGTGATGAATATACAATTAAATGGTGGAAAGAAAAGGCAATAAAAAGATATACAACATTATTTAACGATGGTAGATTAAAACCAGAAAAATTATTTTATGCAGATATTATTGGTATGACATGGGAAGAATGTAAAGAAAAATATTTAAAGGAAGTAGGTAGATAAAAAAATTAACAAACAAAAAGTGGAGCCACCACATAAAAAACTGACACTCCAAAATGGTAAATAGAACACAAGCACTTGCACACAATGACACTCTAGATAGAGAAATTGCAAAAGATTTTTTAGAACAAAACAAATGGTATGGTATTGAATTAGGAGATACATATGATTTGGATTTAGAAGTACATGAATTTAATAGAGGATGTGATGTTGAAATGATTAACTATGGTATGGATAGGTTTAAACAACACAATCATTTTAGAATACCCGTAAGGAAACAAAAGTATTGGTCTAATTTGGCTACATACAATGACAAAAATGATTTAGCAAGAATTAATAAGTATAAGGGTTGGTATATAGATTACATTCAATTTCTTAATAACGATTTAGATGAATTACTTTGGTATGATTGGAAATTAATAGTAGAATATAGAAATAATCTATATACTGATAATACTCTAAAAAACCAATGGACTGAAAGAGAACGAACATTTATAACAATACCTTATGAGATAGGATTGGAAAGAATTAAACACTACAAAAAGATGCAAGATGGTAAGTGGTGGTCTATAACACATACCAATAAACAAAAATAAAGATGTATCAAAACATTTATTACGAGAGACAAAAGAATTTAATGCATCTTTGGGATGACAAAAATGGGTATCAAACAATGCCATACCGAAAGTATGCATATAAGAAAGACCCATACGGACAACATCTTTCAATGAATGGTGATAAACTAAGTCGTATTTCAAAGTGGGAGAAGGATGAAGCAAATGACTTATTTGAAAGCGATGTTCCAGAAACGACAAGAGTATTGGTTGATATTTACAATAGTGATATACCCTCAACAGGACATAGAGTATTGACTTTTGACATTGAGGTTGAAATGATTACCGGACTACCAAACACACGAGAAGCACAAAACGAATTGACAGCAATCGCTGCACATGATGGAGCAACAAAACTTTATGATGTATTCGTATTAGATAAAGACAAAACAGTTAAAAATAATGCAAAAACATTTAGCAAAGATGGGAGAGAGGTTAGCCTTCACGTTTTCGATAACGAGAAAAATCTCTTACTTGCTTTCCTTAATTATTACGAGGAAATTGACCCAACTATTCTTACGGGATGGAACATAGATTTCTTTGATATTCCATACCTTTACAATCGTATTAAAAATGTATGTGGAGAAAGTCATGCAAAAAGACTTTCTAGAATAGGACAATGTTTCTATTCACCTTATAGAGAGAAGTGGACATTCGGTGGTGTATCTATTTTGGATTATATCAGTCTATACAAACAATATAATTTTGGTTTAGAAAGTTCATATACACTCAATCATATTGCAACAAAAGAATTGGGTAGAGGTAAGGTGGAGTATGAAGGAAGTTTGGATGATTTGTTCGTAAATGATTTGGAAAAATTCATTGAGTATAATATTGTCGATGTGGACTTAGTGGTATCAATGGATGAGAAGTTAAAGTTTATAGATTTATGTAGGGCGATATGTCACGCTGGCTATGTTCCTTACGAAGATTATATGTTTTCGTCAAAGTGGTTGGAAGGTGCTTGTTTGGCATACCTTAAAACTAAAAATATGGTTGCAACAAACAAACCCGCTGATAGGAGAGAAAGAATGCAGGCTTTGAGAGATAACGACCAAGAAAAGTTTATTGGAGCATATGTGAAAGAACCTATTGTTGGAAAATATGATTGGATATATGATTTGGATTTAACATCTCTATACCCATCAATCATTATGACATTAAATATCTCACCTGAAACAAAGATTGGTAAGATTTCAAATTGGGATGCAGAACAATATATCAAAGGTGAGGAAATCACTTATAAGTTAAAAGGTAAGGATGGTGATGAATACGAATACAACCGTCAGGAATTAGCAGATGTTATCAAAGATAGTAATTTGGGTGTAGCAGCTAATGGAGTTCTTTATATGCAAGATAAACCAGGTTTGATTGCGGATATTCTAAATACATGGTTTAACAAAAGAGTTGAATATCGTAAATTAGAAAAGAAATATGGTGAGGAAAAAAATACCGAATTATATGAGTTCTATGGTAAGAGACAACACGTTCAGAAAATCCTTTTGAACTCAATGTATGGTGTGTTAGGTTTGCCGGCATTTCGTTTCTATGATGTGGATAATGCAGAAGCAGTGACACTAACAGGACAAGTCGTAATTAAAAAGACGGCTGAAATGGCAAATAGAAAATATTGGAAAGAATTGGGAACAACGGATGACTATAATGTTTATATTGATACTGACTCAATTTATATGATGGCAGAACCTTTGGTAAAACATAGATACCCAGAATATAAGACATTTGATGAAAAGAGGATGGCAGTTGAGGTAGACAATATTGCAACCGAAACACAAACATTCTTAAACTCATTCTACGACTTATTAGCAGAGAGATTTTTCTTTATTCCAAAAGACAAACATAGATTTGAGATTAAAAAGGAATATATCAGTAAAGCAGGATTTTGGGTAGCAAAGAAAAGATATGCACAATGGATGATTTTGAAAAACGGAATACCTTGTGACAAATTGGATGTTAAAGGTTTGGATGTAGTTAGAAGTTCATTCCCCAAAGCATTTCAAAAGTTTATGTCTACAATGTTGAAGGATATTTTAATGGGTAAAGACCATGAATATATAGATGATACTCTATTGACATTTAAGAAAAGTTTACCAACCCTACCTGTAAATACAATTGCAAAAGGTGGAGCATTAAAGGAGTTAAGTAAATATGATAATGGTAGTTGGAAAACAGGAGACGCAGTAGCAAACTTTGAGAAAGGAACACCTGCACACGTTAAAGCCGGAATAACATACAATAGATTATTAAAATTCTTCAATTGCCCATATAAGCACGAACCAATTAGAGATGGTGATAAAGTAAAGTGGGTATATCTTAAAGACAACCCATTAGGATTAGAAACAGTTGCATTCAAAGATTATAATGACCCAAAGGAAATTATGGATTTTGTGGAAACCTATGTAGATAGAAACAAAATATTTGAAGCAGAATTAGAAAACAAATTGGATGACTTTTATAACGCATTAAAGTGGGATAAAGTCACCGCAGATACAAAGACTGCAAAGAAGTTTTTCGCATTTTAATATTTAGAATAGAACTATGAATAAAATTGCAATAGCATATGATAGAATAATTGGTAACTTTAGTGTACCAAATGCAATTCCATTTGATAAAATACTTAATCTATTATTAAAATATGATGAGTTTACTAATAATGATTTTATCAAAAATTATCAAGATTATTATGAAACTCCACCAATTTATGCAAATTATTTTTTAGGAACACCTGTTTATGAATATGAAATAAAATCCACATTCCAATTGTGGGAAGATATGAAAGCTAATCAAAATGAACCATTTTTATATTTGGTTGAAAGTTTTGGAAAATTTTGTTTTTCTTTGGGATATGAAAAGGAAGAAGAATTAAAAGAACTCATGCAGAAAGAAAATAGAATGGAAATTGAAAATAGTTTTTTTAAAAATATTAATGAAAAAATTTTACTATTAGTAAAAGATGCTAAAGGATATATTGTATTAAATTGTTTTCACGAAGGACATGTTACCGAATTAGATATTCAATTTTTAGAAGAATTATTAAAAAAATATAATATACCAAAAGACAAATTTATTTTAATATATAATTCATTCAAAAAATTAAATACACCATTTGCATCATATAATTATGATACACATTTATCTAAAAAATCAATAGAAACATTTGAATTAAATAAAGTTAATCTTTTAAATAAAAATAACATATATAAAAAATTAAATATATTTCATATTCCTATACGAAGATTTAGAGAGCATAGAATAAAACTCTTAGAAAAATTATATAATTATGATAATAATTTTATAAAAAATAATATTATTTCATACGATGTAAATATGGAAAATAATAATAATGCATTGAACATATATTCAAAAAATGAAAATTTTAAAAATTATATTGAACAATCTAAAAATAAAAATATAGATGAATATAATATGTCCGAATTAGGTGGATATGGTTGTGAAAATAGAGATGTATATTCAAAATCATATTTTACGGTAGTGTGTGAAGCTTATTTTAATGAAAATTGGAATTACATTAGTGAAAAAACATATAAACCAATAGCACACCAACATCCATTTATATTGTTAGGTAGACCATATACTTTAAGATATTTAAGAAAATTAGGTTTCAAAACATTTTCACCATTTATAGATGAAAGTTATGATTTTGAAATAAAGGATGATAAAAGATTAGAAATGGTATATGAAGAAATTATAAGATTAAATTCTTTACCAAAAGAAAAATTAGATGAAATGTTAAAATCTTTAAACGATATTCTTATTTTTAATCAAAATCATTTAATTGAAATGAATAAAGATAGAAAATTAGAAAAAATGTTTATTAATTTTATTAATGAAACCATATTAAAGTAATGATAAAGTTTGATTTAAAAAATAAAGCAGCAAGACCCGTACCTGATATGGAGTTTTATTCTCAAGTTAAAAATTCTATATATTCTACAATTGATAACTTATATAATTCCGAATTACAATCAATTTTTTTAAAAAAATATAAAAATTGGATACTAAATTCTAAAAATAATAAAATCATTGGATTGGATTCATTTAAAGAATTGACTTGCACATATGGAACGGCTCAATCTTTTGATGAGTGGTATTTTAAAAATAATAAAAAAAGATTAAGAATATTAAAAGGTGATTTTTTTTATCATTCAATTTGTACAAGAAATAAAATAGAATTTTGTTACTATGAAGATGCGGATTTAAATGAAAATGATTTTATGATAATATCGGTACCATTTTCAGATAGTGGTAATGAACCTGATAATTTGGATAATATTTTAAAAAAATGTGAAGAGTTAAATATTCCAGTATTGATTGATTGTGCATATATGATTATGGCGGGTAATATAAATTTAAATTTAAATTATGATTGTATAAAATGTGTTTCTTTTAGCTTTACTAAAGGATTTTATGGTTGCGAAAGATTAAGAATTGGAATTAGATTTAAAAAAGAATATGAAGATGATGGGATAGATGTTGCAAATTCTATGTGTATGATATCACCAATTGGATTAAAAGTTGCAATTGATATTATGGATAAATTTGACTTTGATTCTGTATATAACAAATATAGAAAGACACAATTAAAAATATGTAAAGAAAATAATCTAATTGCAAGCAAATCTGTTATATTCGGATTGGGTAATATTAGTGATTTAGAATTATCAATATTTAATAGAGGAACGAAATATAGAAGAATTTGTTTATCCCAATTTATGGGAGATATGGAATTAGATAATTTAAAAAATAAATAAATGTATAAATTTTTAGGAAATTACGATTTTGATTTTACGATAAATTTACAAGATTTTAAATTTAGAGACAATAAAGTAAATCATTATGATGATTCATTTGATTTGGAATCAAAGGCAGCAATTAAAGCTGGTTATGGTGAAAATACAAATGTTGAAAAATCTTATTATGAAGATTATCCAAACTATATGATTGAATACATTAAAAAATTCCCAATAGAAATGGTTAATACGAATTTTCATTATCACAAACCAGGATATTTTATATCACCTCATAGAGACCATTTTAGAGGAATAACTGATAAAAAAAATAAAACACCATATAGAATATGTGTTTTTATGAATGACTGGAGTTTTGGCCAAGTTTTAATGATAGGTGATTCCGTTTTATCAAATTGGAAAAAAGGAGATGCGTGGATGTGGGATAGTACAGAATTACACATGTCTTCAAATGGTTCGTTGGAAAATAAATTAACATTAATAATATCAGGTTTTATAAATGATTAAAATGAATAGTAGAATATCTTTAGTTTATGATAGAATTTTATATGATTCACCCATACCAAATGGTGTATCTTGGTCTGTTATAAAAAATATTTTTAAAAATTATGGTGAAATTGATTTTTTAAATGAATACGTTAATAAACACACCGAATTATATAATGTTCCACCATCGGTAAATAATTCATTTTTAAGTAGTGAAGTATTTGGTAATATAAATTTTAAAAATTCAAATCAAATAATATTCGATTATATAGCAGAACGATTGAACTATGAATTTATTTATCCAATAGAAAGTTTTAGTAGATTCTTTACTTGTTTAGGATATGAAAGTGATGTACAATTGACCGATTTATTAAATGGTATAATTGAAGATGAAAAAAGTTTTTTTAATTTTATTAATGAGGATATATTAAAAATAATAAAAGAAAAAAAAGGATACATTTTACTAAATCATGCACATGAGGGAGATGCGAATAAACTTGATATACTATTAATTAAAAAATTATTAAATAAATATGGAATACCCAAAGATAGATTTATATATGTTTATAATTCATTTGATTTAGAAGGAATAAATTTTAAAAATTATAATTTTCAATGGCATTTAGCTAGGAAATCGACAGAAACACTTAAATTATACGAATCCCAATTATTAAATGAAAATAATATATTTCAAAAACAAAATAAATTTAATTACCCAATTAGAAGGTTTAGAGGACATAGAATGGAATTATTAGAAAAACTATGGTATTATGATAAAAATTTTATTAATGAAAATTTGGTATCATATGATATTGATGTTGAAAATAACAAAGGTGCACTTAGAAATTTTACAAAAGAGTTTGTAGATTTTATAAAAGAATCCAAAAGAAAAGTTATAGATACTGAGGATATGGAATCGGTTCAAGGATATAGAACTGAAAATAAATGGGTATATGAACAATCTTATTTTTCAATAGTTGCGGAAACTATGTTTTATGAAAATTATAATTACGTTAGTGAAAAGACATATAAACCGATTGCACATCAACATCCGTTTATATTATTAGGTAGAGCAAACACATTAAAATTTTTAAAACAATTGGGTTTCAAAACATTTTCACCATTTATAGATGAAAGTTATGATTCAGAAATGGATGATAAAAAACGATTTGAAATGATATATAACGAAATCATAAGATTAAATTCTTTATCAAACGAAGAATGTGATGAAATATTAAAATCTTTAAACGATATTCTTATTTTTAATCAAACCCATTTAATTGAAATTAATAGAGATTTAAAATATGAATATAAATTCGGAAATTATATTCATAGTTTACTTTTTCCAAAAAGAAATGAATTAATATGATTGATAAATTAAAAAAATATGTTTGTAAAATTCCATTTAGACATATTGAAATATTTGAAGGAAGAACGCATTTATGTTGTGCGTCTTGGTTACCACATCCAATATTTCATACATACGACAATGGTATAGAAAACATAGATGTTTGGAATCACGATTTTACAAAAGAAATAAGAGAATCAATGTTAGATGGTTCTTATAAATTTTGCAGTAAAGAATTGTGTCCTCATTTAAATACATTATTAAATACCAATCAAGTTCCCGATGTCTTTGTTGAAAAGACAAAATTACCATTTAAAGATTGGGATGGGTATGTTATATCGGATAACCCACACGTAAATTCAACACCTGCATCTATTAATTTTACATTTGATTGGAGTTGTAATTTAAAATGCCCATCATGCAGACTTGATTTTATAATGGCAGATGGTAGCAAAGTTGATAAAATAAATACAACAATAGATTTTATAAATAAATTTTACGCAAAGGATGTTAGAAAAATATTCATAACAGGTTCTGGAGACCCATTTGCATCAAAATCATTTAGAAAGTTTTTACAAGAGTTTGACCCAAAATTATATCCAAATATAATGGACTTACATCTATCTACAAATGCAAATTTATTTAATAAAAAACAATGGGATTTAATTAAAAACGCACATCCATATATTAAAACGGTTGAAATATCAATTGATGCAGCAACAAAGGAAACATATGAAAATGTAACAAGAGTTGGTGGTAAATGGGATATGTTAATGGAAAATTTAGATTTTATTGGTGAAATAGATTCCATAAGAGATTTAAGATTATCATTTGTAGTACAGCAAACAAATTATAAAGAGATGTTTGACTTTGTTAAATTAATTCATTCTAAATTTGAAAAAAGAATTAAAAGTAGAACTCAATTAAAAGAAACAACTGTATATTTTGGAAAAATTGCACATTGGGAAGCTATGAATAAAGAAATATATGAAAGACAAGCCGTATGGATGTCTACTCATCCTGAATTTGATGAATTGGTAGAACAAATTAAAAATGTATATACTTACCAAAATAAAATAAATATTCAATCAAATATGACAGATTTAATAAATAATGAAATACATTTAATATAATTTTTGGAAATCTAAAAAATTAATCGTATATTAGTAAAACAAACATAAAACATGAACAAAAACAATTTATTAAAATTCATTCAAAAGTATTCACT